TCCATGCGCCGCTTCGCCGCCTGCTTGTGCACGTGCACGTTGATCACGTCTTGGGTAGGCGTCGGCTGGACCACCACCACGGGCTGAACCGTCTCGGCCACCTTCTGCGCTTCGGGAAGATGCTGCGCTTGTGACTCCGGGAAAACGGGCAAACCCAAACAACGACAGTTGCAAATTTCCTCCGGCGGCCCAGCGGGGTCGTTCGGGTATAGGAGGCCGTTGCTGAACGACTCGCCCAACTTCACCTTCTCTCCGTCGATTTGATGAGTCGGCCGGACCTTCTCATCCATCGCGCTCAGCCACTCCGTCTCCTCGAAGCCCTCGCTCTTGAACGCAGCATACCGACTGTCCCCGATGATCCCGCCCAGCTCCGTCCGCGCGATGGTCTGCGACCGGCTCTTCGCCACGTCGTAGCGGGTCCTGATCTCCTTGGCGATGTCCTCGATGGTCTGCCCCGTGCGCTGGCCCTCGGCGATCACGTCCCGGAGTTGCGTTCGGATGGTCGCGGTGATGTCCGCGAGGTGCCCCTTGTTGACCCGGCGATCCAGATACGCGAGCGCCCCAGTGTCGTAGATGTCGAAGGCATCGGCACGCTCGGTCAGCCCCGCGTCCCGCAACAGCGCCTCGATGTCCTTACCCGCCCGCTCCATGGCCTTGCGGAAATCCTCGGCGCTGATCTTCTGAAGGTCCCCGAGCTGCCCCTTCCAGTACTCATCGCCGAAAAACCTGTCGAAGGTCGCAACGTCCAGCGCCTTGTGCGCAACCTTGCCTTCCGCAAGCTGCTCCAGGATACGGCTCCGCTGTGCGAACAGCCAGTCCTGCAACGCCTTGGTGTAGTGCCGCTCTACCACGTCGAGCCACCGCACCATCGCCTTCCAGTGACCCTCACGATATTCCGGCGACCAGGCGTGATTCATCGTCGGCGCGACGACGGCCTGCACCGCAGGCGCTACCTCGACAAGCGGGATCGTTTGGTGCCCGTTGCCACCCGGTGCCGCCCTGCCCTCGGCGATCACCCGCACGTCGGCCATTGACATAGCGTCCAGAGGAGTCGCAGGAGTAACGTTGCGCGGCACCGGCGGCTCGATAGCCTTGCCGCCTCCGGACGTGTCCGCAACCTGCCCGCTGTCCCCAGCCGGCGCCATACTGAACGGGACCCACCAATACCTACCCCACGGAACGGGAGGCATCTGCCTCCGCTCGCGGTACTCGTCTATCGTGAGCGTGCCTGCCGCTACCTCTTTCAGCTCCCGCTCGGTCTGCTTGTTCGTGTCGACCTTCAACTCTTCAATCGCGTCAAGGTCAAACTCGCCCGTCATCCCACTCAACCCGAACCGCGTAAAGAAGTCCGTGCGCAGCTTGTCCTGGTAGCCCATGGTCTTCGGGATCAGAGTCACAGTCCACAACTGCTTGAGCTGTTCGGCCGTGTCCGATCCCGATAGCGGCGTGTTCTCGTCCCGCACCCCAGCTACACCCGGCGGCACGCCGAGCCGAGCCAAGACCATGCTCCGGGTGAGCTTGCGCATCGGGAGGTAATTCAGCTCTTCGGGTGTCCTCTGGATCGACTGGTACTTGGTGCCGAACCCGAGCACGGCCAACCGGTTGCGCTTGCTCATGCCGCGGTGCTGCGCCTCCCACATCTCCTGGAGATCCTTCGCTTGGTCCTCAGTGAGCGGCTGGTCAGAGGAGAGCACACCGCCCGGTGTCGAGTCATTCTCAAACAGCCGACGCATGCTCCGCGCAGCCAGCCAGTCCGCTACGGCCTCCTCGGAGAGCGCCAACAGCGGGTTGACCCCGCGCCACTCGTCCCACGGATTCCAATCCCGGAAGTGGATTACCTGGTCCGGCAGATACGGGATGCGCTGTTGCTTTCCGTCCGCGCTCTGCCCCTCGGCCGTCCACATCATGATTGCGGTCCCCTCGGGATTGAGCCGATGTCGGAAGCGCCTCGGGTCCGGTGTCCATATCTCCTTCGGTAGCGCCTTCCGGTCAGTGCCGGCGAAGTCCCGGTCGAATACCCAGAGCGCTTCCCCTCGCGTGCTCATCCAACTCTCCGTGGCCTCCCACAACTGGTAGGAACTCATGCTCGGGTTGACGTTGGAGAACAAGTCGAACACCGGCCCGCTCGTGACCTCGTCCTCTCCCTGGTAGAGCTTGAACGGTGCCCGAGCCAAGTTGCTCGCGAGGATGGTCACCGCGATGTTCACCCACGGCATCTGCCGCATAGGGTCCGTGATAACCGCGCCCTCGCTGGAGTCCTCTTCGTTGGCGATACGCATGAATCTGACAAACCAATCTGAATCATATTGTTTCAGCGCAGCACCCAAAGCCCTGCCGGCCAGAGCCGTAAACGCACCGCCTATCCTCGAACGCAGTGTGCGCGGGATCGTCTTCATGCTACCACCTCAGATCGCTCATCGGGCGTCAACGCGCGCTCCCGCTCCATGCGCCGGCGAGCCCGGTCTGCTTCACGGTCGATCACCCCGCCGCCCTGGCGACTGGTATTCTCGGTGGAGCCAGCGCCTACAAGGATCACGCCGCGGGACCGGTGGGAGAAAATGGCGTACCGACTGGCGTCGACCGAGTGATTGTTCTCCTTCACCACGGCGCCCATCTCGTCTTTGTGGTAGTCGTATACCTCGCCCAGCCAACCCCGACACTTCCGTAGCACCTTCCAGTGGCCATCCTCCATCTTGGCACTCATGAAGTCCAGCCCGCTCTCGACCGAGTTGTTCCCGGGGACCGCGTTCACTTCCCGCAGCCGCTCCCCGCCAGAAGGGTCGCCGTATGAAAAGGGGTGCGGGCGAAGGTGGCCCCACTTGGAACGAATCTGCGCGCCGAACGCCGAGGAGGTGGCGTTGTAGGTACGTATCTCGTCCAGAAGCCAAACTTCCTCGCCCCGCCACCCCACAAGGATTCCTGCCATGTTCAAGCCGAAGTCGATACCGATGGTATAGCACTCAAAAGTCACCCCATCGGGAACGGCGTCAAGCACGCAAGCCGGATCGAAGTGGTTGAAGATCATCCCCTCCGACCGGACCCACTCGCCGTCGCGCAATCTCCTGCGCGCTCGCTCCGGCAACTGGTCGAGGATGTCCCGCATGTAATTCTCCGGCAGGTTCGCCAGATTGTCTATCGGGTTCATCGACAACGATCCCCAAAGCTCCGGCCGCTCCAGAGCCTTCCCGCTCTTCGGGTCTACCTTCTCGATGAACAGCTTATGTGCCCAGTGCATCGGCGACGGAGGATTGCAGTCGAAGTACCCCACGCACCGCATCCCTTCGATCTTCTGCGCGAGCCGCGTCAACCCAAGGGTCACGGCCTCGTAGCTGATCTGCGAAACCTCGTTGAAGAACACCGTGCCAAACTCGCGCCCAAGGATCTTCTCGATCCGCTCCTTGTCGTCAAACCCGCCGGTCCATATCTCGCTCGCATTCGGAAACGTCACGTGTAGCTCACTGTGGTTGAAGGTCAACCCTCTGACACCGCGCAGGAGCGGGATCAACGTCTCCATCCAAAGGCTCGTCCTGGCATGCGCCAAATGCAGCCGCGCCATCAAGTGCCGACTCCCAGGATACTGCATCGCCCTGGCTATGATCGCCAAGACGAATAGAAACGTCTTCCCACTCCGCGTCCCCCCGTGCAACAGCACGCCGAGGTGCCCGTTGCCGAGTAGCTCCAAACCCTCAGCCTGACGCGGAGTTAGGGTACACGTCATAGCTTGCTAAACCCCTCAGGCATCAGTATCTGCAAAGCCCCGCCGTCTGCCCCGGTGATCTCATGGCGCTGTAGCGGTAGACCGAAACCGTATTCCAGGAACAGCCGCGAGGCCGGCGCGCTCCCCTCGGTGCCCTGCGCGAAGAGCTTCAAGGCCAGAACCTTGATCCGTTCCATGCTTCGTTGCTTGCCCTCTATAGTGATCTTGATTTTCTCAATGGCGATCTCCTGAAAGACCTCGGTAACGAATTGCCTCTTACCAGGTGTTCCTCCACGAGGATTCCCGCTTACCCCTGGAACGAATCGACCCTTCTGGTCTCGTTTCCCTACGGGTAGCGCGGGTCGAGATTGCAACTTTGGTTTGATGATCCCCTTAACGCTCATCGCCCTGCCCATCGCCTGCCTTGCAGGATTCTCGCCCACTGTTCACTGGGCCTCTGCCCGTCGCTGTCATGATCTGTCAACCCTTCTCTGCCGGTGATTCGCTCATGGGACCATCGCTCTCCGGCTTGGGTATCGGTCCGCCCTCGCGGTATGCCTGGAGGGCTTTCGCGGAGACGGTGCCGATGGGACGTTCTACGGTCGAGCCATCCTTCCGACGTTTCAAGAGGATCACCTCAACGTTGGCGTTCCCGTAGAGTTTATTGCTCGTCATCTTCCGTCGCTCCTTTCCAAACAAAAAAGGCCGTCAGAGACAGAACCCCTTGGATGGGTTGTCTCCGGCGGCCCTCGGATTTCCGTCGGGCTCTCCTGCAAAGACCCTACTCTACTTCTACTCCTTAGTCTACCACCACTGCGCTACAAAAGAAAGACCCCGGGAGGTTAGTCCCGGGGCTCGCTCGGCTCGCGTGGGTGTCTCCTGGGAGATGGCTCGCTCGCATAGTTTGGGTGTCTCTCTCGACATGGCTCATTCATCTCCACGCTCACATTATACACGGCACCCGCTCATTTTGCAACCCCGCCAAGCGCTTCGACAGCACCGCTCCTTCGCTCAGCCCGGCCCATCGCCGATTCCACCGCATGCCTCGAACATCCAAAAAACTCCCCGATCTCCCGATAGCTCCATCCGTGCGCCCGAAGCGTCAAAAGCAGACCCTCCTGGACCTCCGGGATCACCTGCGGCTTCCCACCACCGTGGCCCTTCCCCTTCCGGTCATCGGCCGCCGACTTCCGGTCCTTCGCGATAGCCGTCTTTCGCCACAGCCGCTCCCTGGCCCTGGCCATAGCTATCGCAGCCTCACCGGTGGGCAACGCGACCCGGGAAATGGCCGGCACCATCAACCGCCGGTCCGCCTCTGCACGTACGCGGATGCCTGCCTTCTCGAGCATCGCTCACTTCCACTTCCCTGCCCGCAACAGCTCGAAGCGCCTCGCCTCACGGTACGCTCTCCTGAGCGCCCGGTGCTGCCAGGGAGGTAGCTGCCTCGCCTGTTCAGCGGCGATCTCCGCCGGCGACCTCAGTGACCAGCCGATGAAGTAGCCGTAGCGGTCCTCCTCATCCATCATCACTCGTCTCCTCCGCCGGCCTCCAGTTTCGCGGCATCGCGTAGTAATCGCGCCGACTCTCTCCTCAAGTGCTCCGCTTCAGCGGTGTCATGCTTCCTCTGCCGCTGCTTCTCCGCCTCAGCTTTCCGCTTGTACCGCAGCCACCACTCCTGCGCCACCTCCGGCGCTTCGGCCATCAAGCCTCGTCCCTCCAGATGTATGCAGAGGGACGCGAACACCTTCGCCGTCACCCGCGCCTCGTGCAGCTCCGCGTCGTACGGTCCGCTGCCATCTCCGTTAGGCATCTTCTCCCTCCTCGCTCATTTCCCTCTCCACGCAGATCGGACCCGCTGTACTACCGACGTAACAGGAGCCCAAAATGCTTGCCTCACCGCTCTCCGGTGCCCTACCACCGCTTCCTCCCACGTGTGGTACCGATACTGCTCTTGGTCCAGTAGTCCTCCGAAGATCATGGTCTCGAAGAGCACCGGATGTCCGCTGTCCCAACAATGATCCAACGCAAGAAACACCGTTGACACCCAGACGCCCAGTAACTTCGTATACGCAACCCTCACCCACTGCATCTCAAGCGCGCTCTCGACGGGCACCGGGATGTGGTTCTGGTCGAGCCGGTAGAATAGTGGTCTCATCACCGCCTCCTTTCCGGAGGCGTCGGGAGTTCGCCCCCGGCGAATTGTTCCAGGCTACTTGCCGCCGCCA